TCTTAGTATTTCAGTTAAACGATTAGTAAAAGATACTGTAGTATCTTCAAGCATTGCGATCGCATTGGCTTTTAGTTTATCATATAAAGCTTTTTGTTTTTCTCCTAAATAAACATGTCTGGTACGGTAAATTTTTTCTGGAAGATCTAAACACTCATCTTTTGTAATACGAGTTGAGAATCTTTTTAATTTGTATTCCAAATCATCTAAGTTCTTATAAAATTTTGGAACCATAATCTGTCTGTCGGGTCCTGTGTATATCGTGTGCATTTCTGCATATCTGGCTCTAAAAGAATAATAAGATTTAAATCCTAATAAGTCTGGATTTAAGAATGCACATTGTGTATAGAGATCTAATGGAGATTTTGTTACTGGGGATCCTGTCAATATTCGGCGGTATTTGGATACTTTGGCAAGTGCTAAAATATTTTTTGTTCTTTTTGCTTGTGGGTTCTTTATTGTTGTTGATTCGTCTATAACAAAAAACGTATGCTGATTAAGCTGCATGAATTTACTTACAGCTTCTAATCCTCTTTTTGTAGAAAGCGCTTCTACATTAACAAGAAGCACGGTCAACGAACCACATAATTTATTCTTAAATGGATCAAATTTTTTATTTTTAGTTATGTTCCAACAATGGATGTAACGATCAATTGTATCAGGTAGGTGAGTGTCTATCTCTCTTTCCCAATTAAGATAAACAGACTTAGGCGCTACAACAACGGCTGAATTTATTTTTCTATCATGGTATAATAAACCGATATTATCAATGGTCGTTTTGGTTTTACCAGTTCCCATATCCATGAAGTATGCCCACTCTACCTGGTACGCAGCCTTCTCAAGTGCATCAAGTTGATGTTTGTATGGTTTTGTCTTGTAGTTGTATGCCATGTCCAAAAACGCTTATACATTTTTACTTGACCAAAGCAACTAAATATTTTAATGACCTTTTTGAAAAGGAGGACTCATGGATATTGAACAAGTCAACGTCTCAGTTGACGATAGCAAAATAAAAAAAATATCTGCAGCATGTCAATACATGTTGGACTTAGAACGTCAGCTTGAAGAAAAAGAAAACGAGCTTACGGTTCTTAAACGTAAACATCAAGAGCTTCAAGAAAAGACTATACCTGAATTGATGCAAGAGGCAGGCGTCTCTTTAATCAAAACGGAGAATGGAGATACAGTGGAAGTGAAACCAGTCATTTCTGCAAAAATTCCAGCGTCTAGAACTGAAGAAGCTTTCAGTTGGCTTAGAAAAAATGGTCACGAGGACATGATTAAAAATACTGTCACCGCATCATTTAATAAAGGCCAGGACAATCTTGTATCGAGACTTATACAAGTTTGTGAGGAGAATGGTTTTACTTACAACAAAAAAGAAAAAGTAGAACCCATGACACTCAAAGCTTTTGCAAGAGAACAAATTACTGATGGTAAAGAGTTACCAATGGATTTGTTTGGAGTGTATGTCTCAAATAAAACAAAAATAACGAAAAACTAACGGAGGACAAATATGTCAAAAGCAACGAAAGACGTAGCAGTAAAAAAAGAAACAGCTGTTGCGAACATTAACCTAGAATCTTTTGAGCAGGCAGGTTTTGAAAACATGTCTCAAAAAGATTTAGCTTTACCTTTTTTAAAAATATTAGGTCAGCTATCACCACAAGTTACAGCAGGTGATGCAAACTATATCGAAGAGGCTAAAGCAGGCATGATTTATAATACAGTTACGGATCAATTATATGATGGTAGCAAAGGTATTATTGTAGTGCCATGTTTTTATAAGTTAGAATACATTGAATGGAAAGATAGAGGATCAGAAGGATCTGGTGCTCCAGCTTTTATCCATGCGAGTGATTCTGATATTATGACAAAAACTACAAGAGATGATTCTAATAAAGATAGATTAGAAAACGGAAATTATGTAGAGGAGACAGCGTCTCACTATGTATTACTTGTAGAAAATGATGCTCCAAAAGAAACAGCATTAATTACAATGAAATCTACTCAAAGAAAAAAATCTAAAAAGTGGAATTCAATGATGATGTCTGTGAAATCGAAAAGAAAAGATGGAACATTCTTTACTCCAGCGATGTTTACTCAAACTTATAAATTATCTACACAGCTTGAGAAAAACAATTTGGGATCATGGTACGGTTGGGAAATCGAACATGTAGGACAAGTTCCTAATCAATCGGTTCTCGATGCTGCAAATGAGTTTTATAAATCATGTGCAGGCGGTGCTGTGAAAGTAAAACACGATACTGAAACAGTTACAGAAAAAACACCGTTTTAATGGATCAAGAACAAACAACCTTGGAGCAGTTCATAGAACTGTTCCAAGGTTCAGAAACATATTTTGGCGAATCAAAGCCAACGGGACAGAAGAAAGAGAATGGCAAAGAAGAATATAAGTCATGGATACAGAAGCATCCAGTTGAAACACAAGATTTTCAAGATCATATCAATGGGTCAAGGCATATTGGTACTGTGCCTATACGCGATGATTCTACTTGCACTTGGGGTGTAATTGATGTCGATATTTATAATTTAGATCACGTAAAACTAATTAAGCTAGTTAGAGAAAGAGAATATCCACTTGTTCCCTATAGATCAAAATCAAATGGATTACATTTAATACTCCATTTAAGTGAACCTGTAGAGGCAAGAAAAGTTAGAAGATTATTAAATTCAATAGCTGCAGATCTTGGTGTTGCAGGCACAACAACAGATATATTTCCAGCGCAAGATTACGTCGATTTAACTCCAGAGAAATGGGAAGATAAAAATAAAGGTAACTTTGTAAACTTACCTTATCAACGTGCAGCCAGAACTACACGAATGGCTTTGTATGATAATGGTATGGGTATACCTTTAAATGATTTATATAAGTATGTAGAAAAATTTATTTGTTCAGAACAAGATTTAGAAACAATTATAAAACACGAAAAGAAAGAGGATGACATTGGATATCCTCCATGTGTAAAAAGTTTTTTAAGAAATAAAGTTAAAGATGGTGAAGGCAGAAATGATGCAATGTTTAACTGTGCTGTACTATGTAAAAAATTAAATCCAGATCCAGATTATTGGCCAGAGTATTTTAGAGAAATGAATAAACAAATTGGTGAACCACCACTTGATCCTAAAGAATTAAATACACTAATCAAACAACATCAGAAAACAGATTACAAATATAAATGTGGTACGTCTATTGCAAAAGCACATTGTGATAGACCAAAATGTTTATCTCAAAAATATGGAATAAATCCTAATGAAGCGATGCCAACGGTTGGTAAGCTTATGAAGTACAATGTCTATCCAGAACCTTACTGGGTACTGCCAGTAAATGGAGTTAATGTTAAATTGGAAAATAAAGAATTATATTCGCAGCAACTATTTGGGTCTAAGCTCCTCGCTGCAGATATCGTATGGAGAAACTTAAAACCATCTAAACAAGCTCCAGATCCCTGGTCAGATTTCAAAGAAGAGCTTATAAAAAATAAAATAGATATAGAGGGTTACGATGCGATGGAGGAGAAAGATGACATATTTAACTCCCGTATGATACAATTCCTAGAGGACTGCGAACTGCATATAGAATTTAGCCAAATTTCTAATGGATATATGTGGCTTGATAATGAGAGTCCTGGGAAAGCGACGGAGATGAGATTTAAAACGGAACTGTTTCAACGGTTTATGAAAAAGAATGGAAGCAATTGGTCCAACAGAGAATGTACTAACTTTTTACAAGTTGGTGGAGCAGAACCTAAAAAGAAACACGAAGGGGTAGATACAAGACATTGGAGAGTAACAATGCCAAAACTGCCAGAGTATAAAAACAAAGAGGTAAAACATGTTAAAGCAGCAGCTCCATGGGAAAACAATTAAAATATTTGGTCCGCCGGGTACTGGTAAGACATACCAATTACTCAGACGCATCAAATACTTTCTTAAAAAAGGTGTATCGCCTCATCAGATTGCGTACTTTTCGTTTACAAACAAAGCTGTTGACGAAACAATCGAACGTATTAGTAATTCTCTTCCTGGTTATAAGCCTGATGATTTTGCCTATTTCTCTACCATTCATAGTTTTGCTCGTTCTCAATTTTCTAACATTCCTGTATTAGATCCAAACGACGACATGATGCAGTTTCATTCTGATTATGGAACGGTCAAGGTTGGATATATGCAAGGTTACGAAGATCAAAAAGTATTTAACAACTGGTCACTAAGAATTTACGACAGAGCACGGAACATGAAACAGGATCCGATTGCATTATATAAACAACAACAAAAGAAAAATGTAAGACTTCCACAATTCATATCGATTATCGCAGCGTATGAAAGATTTAAAAGTTTTGAAGTCGAGCCTGGGATAAGACAAAATGATCGATTAGATTTTACAGACATGCTGCAGAAGTTTATTGAAGAAGGACACGTCCCTAAATTTAAAGTTTTAATGATTGATGAAGCGCAAGACCTGACACCGTTACAATGGGATGTCGTTATTAAATTAGCCAAAGAAGCTGAAGTTGTTTATTTAGCAGGCGACGATGACCAAGCGATTTATGAATGGAATGGTGCTGAAGTAGATTACTTTATACATTTTCCAGGAAAGAAAAAAGTTTTATCCCTATCAAGAAGAATACCAAGAACCGTGCATTACTTCTCACAAATCATGATGTTATCGGCAGCGAATTATAGGGAAGAAAAAATATTTGCTCCTAATAATTTAGAAGGAGAGATTGAACGATATCAAAGTGTAAAACATGTGCCATTTAAAAATGAAGGTACATGGATGGTATTAGCAAGGATCCATGATGTTAAGAAAGAAATAGAAAAAGATTTATACGATATGGGTTTATATTATGAAAATACCCAAGGCCGAAAATCATTTGATGTACAACAATGGCAAGCGATTAATTATTGGATGCAGCTGATGCAAGGAGGCACATTAACCAGAGAAGAGGCCTGTATCATGTATACGTTTATATCAAACATTGACCACGGCTACCGGAGCGCCGACTCACAGAAATGGAATTTTGCTCATCCGAATCAACCTTTTAATTATGATGAATTGCAATTAAGAGCAGGGCTGCAAGAACCTAAAGCAGATTGGACAGAAGCTCTGTCTATTAAATTTAAAGACACTGAGAAAAGATACTTCTTGAAGTGCATGGAGAATAATATAAACCTGGATACGAAAGCGAGGATCATTGTTGACACGATACATTCAGTTAAAGGCTCTGAGGCCGACCACGTCGTCATTTGTTCTAAAGCCAATTGGCCGTCCCACTTTGAAAGAAAAAGCAAAGAAGAAAAAGTTAAAGAATTAAGAGTATGGTATACGGGTGTGACAAGAGCAAAACAAAGCCTACACTTAATCAACACAGATCACAAATACCACTTCCCTTTGGGAAGATTATATAAAACTTATAAGGAGAACTATGAGTTCAAAGCAAGAGTTAGATAGAATTTTTCCTTCAATGAACCAAATTGGTGGAGAACATTACAAACTAAAAATACAGCCTTTTAAATTTATTATGGACAACGATCTTAATTTTTTTCAAGGTAATGTAATTAAATATGTTGTTAGATATAAAAAGAAAAATGGAATAGAAGATTTAAAAAAGATTATTCATTATTGTGAACTTGAAATAGAAAGGATGAGAGATGAGAAAAAAAATTCATAGATGGTTTTGGACTCAAATCGGTCATTTAGCTTGTTACCTTGAAAACAAATCTTGGGAACAGCTTTGGAAACATAGAGAATTTAGAAAAAATTATTTAAAAGATGACTAGAAAAGAATATTTGAAAAAATATTATCAAGATCATAAAGATAAATATAATAATCAATCAAAAGAATTTTATAAAAAAAATAGAGATAGATGTTTGATGTTGAATGAAGAGTGGAGACTGGTAAATAGAGAGTATATAAAAAATTATAAACGTCAGTGGTATCTCAAGAAAAAAGAAAAATATGACACATCAGCTTAATTTTACATTTGATGAATCCGATTGGGTTTGTCCGAGTGAATATCCAGATCTAAGTCATGCGGACGCGCTGGCGATTGACTTAGAAACAAATGATCCAAACATAAAAACATTAGGACCCGGATGGGCAAGACAAGATGGATACATTGTTGGATTTGCAGTCGCAACAGCTGGGCGTCAATATTATTTTCCAATACATCATGATGCTGGAGGTAATATGGATGAGGGCGTTACCGTTGCATTTATGCAAGACATTTTAAAATTACCTTGTCCAAAAATATTTCATAATGCATCTTATGATGTCGGTTGGTTACTTGCTAATGGTTTTGAAATTAAGGGCGAAATTATCGATACGATGGTTGCAGCTGCACTGATTGATGAAAACAGATATTCATATTCATTAAATGCCCTGGCGATAGAATATTTAGGAGAAATTAAAAACGAAACATTCTTAAAAGAAAAAGCAAAAGAATGGGGTATCGATCCAAAACAAGATATGTGGAGGATGCCAGCAGGTTACGTTGGATTTTATGCTGAGCAAGATGCAGCGTTAACTTATAAGTTATGGCAACACTTTAAACCTTTGATTTTAAAAGAAAAT